GATCCAATCGGTGGCAATGTATCTGTTGGTATAGGATCAACTTCTGCAACCACACTGACTATCAATGTAGGTGTATCCACAATAGTTAACTATGGTATAACTACTGCAGCCTACACTGCAAGTACAGGTATCATGACTGTATTTTCAAACGTTCATGGTTTCAATGGTGCGATCAGTGATAAGATAATTGATTTTGCAACTTATGATGCTGGGTCTGGTATCATGACTTGTACTGTTCCTACTCATGGTTTAGTAACTGGTAATAGAGTTCAATTTAAGAGAGATTCTATTAGATTCAGATGTATGATGGATCAAAGGAAAACTATTAAGAGTTATCCGAGAAGAAAAGATCCTTCTGATCAACAATGGTTATCTGTAACAACAGTAGACTTAGATAAGTTTAGTGTAAATGTAGGCACTTCTCCTCTCGTTTATCATAGTCCCACAGCTGGATCATTTGATCCGTTTACTGGATTAATGACTATAACCATTGGATCACATACTCTTAAGAAAGGAACTTCCGTAAAACTTAAAACAAGAGGATTCAAATTTACATGTGCTTTAGATAATCATGCGACAAATCACTTCTACCCAAGGGCAAGTGGCATATCTGGCCCAGACCCTGCTTACAATACTGCTGTTAAGATTACTGCTACAACAGATACTACAATTACTCTGGATGTAGGTAAATCATCCAATCAGACTGAACATATTTTTGTTTCTGCATCTGCTAACTCTGTTATCAGTGGCGGTAATTACCTCCACACATTTGAAAACGCAGAAACAGATGCACTGTTAATTGCTAGAGATACTCTTGGTCTTGCTACTGATTCATATACATGGAGATGTTCTCAGGATAACTATGCAACAGACCACACATATCCAAGATCAACTGATCCAATACACAACATAGAAGTTGGTGTTGTAACTTCAACTACGGATACATTCACAATTAATGTTGGTATAACATCTAGAGTTAAGTTCAATGTAACTAACGCCACATATGATGCAAACAGTGGACTAGTAACTATGACCACTGATACCTCTCATGGATTGTCAACCACAACCAGTATAGGTATAACAACAAATGGATTAGTTTACTCATGTTCTATGGATCAATATTCATCTGAACACGCATATCCAAGAACTACAGACCCAGCTCATGATACTGCTTTGTATCCTACTGCCGTAACTTCTAATAATGTAACTGTTAATGTTGGTGTTTCTACAAGAGTAGAATATAATATTAATCATGCAGATTATAATGAAATGATTGGTATAATGACTGCATATTTGCCTGTCACTCATGGCATCACAACTGCTGCTGGTGTTGGTAGAAATGTCAAGTTGAAGAATGAGTCAATTTACTTCTCATGTTCTCAAGATAACTACGCTACAAAACAATTATATCCAAAAGGAGGAGATCCTTATTACAATGGATCTATCATTACTAGAGTCATTAGTAATACTGAAATTGAGACACAAGTAGGCCCATCTACCACACCTAGTTTCTATAACTCTGGTGGTAAGATTCAAGGCGTTATTCTTGCACCTAGACTCAATAATAATTCTGCTAGTGGAACTGACTATGCGGCTGGTGGTACATTTGTTGATAAGATTATTGATAGTAAAACATATGTTGTTAATGTTGGTATTTCAACTGTAGATCACAACTATGCTAGAGGTGGTCTTTCACAACAAGGTAAGAGAATTGCATCTTCTATCGAAAAAGGATTCTCTGGATTTGACGTTATTGAAAAAGTCGATAATGCAAGATTTAGAGTTGATGCTGGTTTAACAACTCAATTCTCTCTATACAAGAGAGGTGGTGAAGTTACCAAACCTGTGATTATTGATGTTACAGAACCAGACCCATACTTCAACCGAGATTTAGAATATGCCTCAGGATCAACTGGTATCGGAACAAATTCTAAAGTAGATTTCCGTATTAATGTTGATGGTAATATTTCTGAGTTTAGTGTTCTTGAAGAAGGAACAGCGTATAAAGTTGGCGATAGACTAACTGTTAGTGGTATTGCTACTGATCCAAGAGTGGGTGTCAACACCGAGTTCCAATTAATTGTTGAAGAACTAGAAAGTGATACTTTCTCTGGATTCTATCCTGGCCAGTTTATATTGTTTGATGATATTGCACCATTCTTTAATGGATCTCGTAAGAAGTTTACATTATCAGTTACAACTGCTGGAAACACTGAAATCTTAAGTCTTAAGACTTTGCCTGGTAGTGATATGGATATTACAAATAATATCTTTATCTACATTAATGATATTCTACAAACCCCACAATCATCTTACATATTCAAGGGTAGTAGAGTTATATTTACAGAAGCTCCAAAAGAAAACTCTAAATGTTCAGTATTCTACTTTAGGGGATCTAAACGAGATGTGGAAACAGTTGAACCATCAACAACATTGAAGCCTGGTGATCAAGTTGAAATAAAAGAGAATAGATTTACTATTGATGACGTAGATCAGTTTGAAAGAACTGCAAAGAGAATAATCGCATCAGATATTTTAGAAACATTTACATATAACAGTGTTGGAATTGATACTTCTCAAGATGCAGATAGACCATTAACTTTAGAAAAACAAAGACATGATCAAATTCTATCTGGTGTATTAATTTCTAAGGCAAGACCTAGTTTAAAGAGTCGTGTTTTACCAACAACCAGAATAATTAAAAATGTTTCCAAGACTGATGAATCAATCTATGTAAGTAATGCTTTCCCAATATTCAGCGCCATTGATAAATTGATTCAGTCCGAAAGGAATATTCAGATATTTGATGACACAGAAGTTTTACCAGGCATCCTAACATCTGTTGTTTCTACATCTTCTAGTATATCTTCTCTATCAATAGGATTTGGTGGTACAGGATATACCAACTTCACAGCTCCAAAAGTTGCTATCTCAAGTTCATTAATAAAACGTGAAGATCCAATATCTGCGTGGGAGTTTGATGCAATTACTGGTATTACATCTGCTATAGAATTTAAAGCACTAACAAAAGAAGAACCAATTATTGCTGTTGGTTCAAGTAGTTACTATATGAACACTAAGAGTGGATCATTCTGGGAGAGAGGTAGAATTGGATTTGGTGGAACTGTAACCTTTAATGGTGTTGGCGTGGGTTATAGTGCAACTTCTAGTGTATTTGCTATGGCCGTTGGTGATTATGGATCTATGGCAAGAGCAGTCTCTGTTGGTAATAGTATGTCAACATGGACTGCAATTGGATTATTTGAGAAGAGACAGATACCAGCTATCAATCAAACACTTACATTACCAAGTACATATACAGGCAATTTCCAAGATGTTGTTTGGGAGAGAACTCGAAATACATGGGTTGCTGTTGGTGCTGCTGGATCTATATTCACTGCGGTGGGTATCACAACCGCAGCTGCATTTAGTCAATTCTCAGGAACACTACAAACCTTGAATTCTGTTTGTTATGGTCAGTCAGAATTTATTGCAGTTGGTAATGGTGGAGTTATCATTGCATCCAATGATGGAACAGGTTGGGGAGATAAGGTAAGTAATACAAACTTTGATTTGAATGATGTAATATATGACGGTAATAAATTTATTGTTGTAGGAGATAGTGGTACTATTGGTATTTCAACTGATAAGAACTTCTGGCAACCTTGGAGTCAACAGTTACCAGCGGGAACAGTTCACCCTGCAACATTCGACTTTAAAACAATTAAGTTTATTGACAATATCTACATTGGAATTAGTACAGTCGGTGATCTATATTACTCATTTGATTTGGCTAACTGGAATAAGAGGGATGTAGATCATAGTAACGAGATTCGTGATATTGTAGATACCCCATTTGGTGATTTTGCAAGTCGTAGGATTATTGCTGTTGGTTCTGGAACTACTACCTTCTACGCAGATCCTGTTATTAACAGGGCAACTGCTACTGCATCTGTCACTGCTGGTGTAATTACATCTGTAACAGTAACAGACGGTGGATTTGGTTATGAAGTCGGTAGTTCTCCACCAGTTATAGTTGAAACTGATAAGACTGTTAAAGAGGATGTGCTGTCAGTTGATGCGGAAGGTGACTTTGGAGACATAGTAGGAATAAATACATGGTTGCCAGGAACTGCTGATAGACTTCCACAATTAACATTTACATTAAAATCTCAATTTAATGATAATACCAATCTTGGTTATGGGTATTCTTCACTCAACTCTCTTGGAGTTAACTTCAGTGGACTTGAGAAGGGAGACTACTTTACCATATATGACAGTTCATTAGTTGTTGGACATGCTTTAACAGGTATTACAACTTCAAGTGGTTCTAATGTTTCTGTTGGTATGGTAACTTCTGGTGATTATCTTGGTGGTGTGTTTAGAGTAGAACAAGCTACTGCTGGAGATGCAACATCTGGATTGACAACTGTAACATGTGCCTTCTTACCAGGCCCAGTGACATATGGTAATAATACAATCCAAGTTGGACTTGCCGTAACATCAGATACGGATACCTTCTGGGGTAAATATAGTTGGGGTAAATTCTATGGTTATCAGAACCGTGCTTCTGGAAATCCCCAAGAATTTTTCGTCAATTCAAACAATGGTTTAACAGGAATATCTACTGCTCCAGTAGTCTCCAGAAAGAAACCATTAACTTAACCACTAAATAAAACAAAAAGACTAGTTTTTTTAAAATGCCTGCTATTATATCCGAACAGTTTAGAATTCTAAATGCCGAGACCTTTGTGCAAAGTTTTGTCGGAGTCGGATCTACTGTCAACAAATATTATGCGTTCATGGGATTACCTAATTCTATTGAACCAAAGGCAGGCGGTACTGCCACATGGGCCACCAATACCCCTGCACCTTTAGATGGATTTGAGGAAGAATATTCTATCAAAGAATCTATTATCGCAATGAAGAAGGTTACTGACAAAGATGTTCGTAGACTTGTTAGAAAAACACAGTGGGTTGCTGGTACGACCTATGAAATGTATAGACATGACTATAATATTTACAATTTGACACCAATTACTTCACAAGGTAGTTTGTACGAGGCAAATTACTACATAGTGAATGAAGACTTGAAAGTTTACGTTTGTCTGCAAAATGGATCAGACCCTGAGAACCCAAAGGGAAGGCCTTCATATGACCAACCCACATTTGTTGACCTTGAGCCAAGGGCAGCTGGCACTAGTGGCGATGGTTACGTTTGGAAATACCTTTATACGATTAAACCATCCGAGATCATCAAATTTGACTCTATTGAATACATACCAGTGCCCGAAGACTGGGGCAAACAAGGCGAGACTGTTGCAACTAAGGCTAATGCTATAGATGGAAAAATCGAAGTTGTGGTTGTTGATAATAGAGGCTCTAACTATCAACCAATCTCTACATCTTTTGCCAATGTTCCAATTCTCGGAGATGGATCAGGAGGAAAGGCTACAATTACGGTTGATTCTTTCGGAAAGGTTTCTGAAGTATTTGTTACTGACGGAGGACAAGGATATACCCACGGATCAATACAGTTCTTCCCAGGCGCTCCTGGCTCTGAGTCTGGCGGTGTTCTTGCTAACCTTACCAATACTGGAAT